CCTCCCAGTGCTATCAGAGAAGCCCGTGGTTTTACCTTGCTCTTGATCAATGCCCTTGGTATCCTGTTCCTTACGAAGATAATCTTTGTGGTGTCATCTATGAACTTGAACTGTTTACTCATTTGGTGTAGCTCGTAGAGATTCTCAAAGAACTCCCTTGGCTTCTTGTCATCTATAACTGTCGTCCTTGCGCTGTAACCCCTGTCTTCTTTCCTGTATACAGGTTCCTTGAGATCAAAACCCCAGGCACACTGTTTCATCATGTCTATGCCGTGTGATTCGAAAATCTTTAACCAGTCCCAGAATTCCCTTATCTCCTGTTCCTCATGCACGTCACTGTGGCATGGCATCAGCAAAGGGAAAGCATCCAGTTCTATCAACGCTTGTACAACTTCCTTCTTTGTACAGGCCACAGAATTGATCCATAGTTTATGATAGTAATGGTGTGCTATGCGACCAGCCAACTTAGATTCGGCGGACACTGATATGCCCTTGGGTGCAATCGCAAAATTCTTTAGGCTGTCCACTTGCTGTAACAAGGGCAGTTTTGAAATGTGTTCTGCCCAGTATTCCGTCAAGGACTCTGGGGCATTGTCTAAGATTATTTTATCTTCTGCCTGCCTAGCGGTCGGCTGTCTGTGTCCCACTATCTGTTTCCTTACAGCGTCGAAGTCGTCCAACAGCTCAGGAGTGATGAATTTGAAATCATAACGCACCGCTATCAGTGTGAGGTAATACGCGGTCACATCTGTGTGCATGAACGTCCACTTCTTGTCCTCACCGGCGTAAAGGGCATACATGCCCGGCAGGTCACGCTTGTCCTTGAGGCAACGTATCAGTTGTATTATCTTCTTGTCATACGGGAATCTCAGTTCGATCTTGTCCACACCGTCCTCGTCTGTGTATTTCTCAATGCTCTTGTCAAAACTTATTACCCTGAAGTCATCCTCATAGACTGGATTATCCAGCAAGGACTTGATATCCATTTTGTTTGCTTGGAATTTAGAAAGGTAACGCTTAAGGATTACCACTGCCAGTCTTGCCTGTTTCTCGGTCCAGGCGTACTGCGACTCTGCCAAGGATCTAACTGTTTCCCTGTCCTTAGGGTGTGGGTTTATATGGGTCGTACGGTGATCAGGCCAGAAATAATCGTTATATGCTAGTATTTTAAGTGCTTCGTTTATAGTTTTTGGTAAATCTGACTGCATTTTGATACCTGGTAATTTAGATAATTATTAGTATATTATAGCACAATTGGTAATACTGTCAACCATGAAAAAAACGAAAAACAAAACCGTTAATGTGAGGAAACAACTGAAGATACAGTTGGAGAACACAATTACCAGATACAAGAACACCAAAGGGTTCAAGCCAACACAGGAGCAGATGTATCATTGGTTCAGAACACTAAATCGTGGGCTATTTAACAGTAGATTACCATCCGTGCCATTGCGTGTGAAGAAACTGCACAAGGATTGGGGTAGATGCGTAGCCAACTGGGACAACAGGAAAACACCAAAGGGCAAGTTCGACCAACGTGTGATACCGTATCATATAGATGTGGAATTCTACATAGAACTACACTGTAAATTTCCAACGTGGAAGGACTTCGTTGAAACACTAGCACATGAGATGGTTCACCTGTATCAGATGACTTGGCTGAAGGATCCCTATAGCAATCACAACAAGAACTTCTTCGCTTGGAAGAATAAATTTAGGCTTGCTGGTTTAGACCTATCAAGGTGTTAGTACTTTTTCAAACTCTTTGTAACTGATAACTTTACTATTTCCCAAATCCGTTCCTGTCTGCAGGTGTTTAAGGAAGTCAGGCGGATTGTCATGTACGATAGTGTAGTTCACGTATGGCCTCAACTTTAACATATCTCTGAATGTCTTCAACCATCCTTCGAATACATCATCCGAGTTTCTTTCACCATAACAGTCCGTTCCTTGGTATATGTTATTGAGCTCGCCCTTGCCGTATTCTCTAAAATCATATCCTAACATGTAGATGTTTTTGTGTCCATGCACCCCCGCTGTCCAAAAAGCCGCATTACCTGATATCCAGTGAGGGTTGTGTGGTATCAGATGTAACATGCCCTTGTTTTGTTTCCTGTTAACTTCTAAAGAAGGTGCATAGTGTATGGTTTTTAGGCCCACTTCATCCTCACACATCCTCACAGTTATCTTTGTGTCAACTGAAAATATAAAGTCAGGCATGAAATCTCTGTAGAGAGCATTACATCCGTATGTCTGTCCTGAGGCGCTCAGTTTATTAAGATCAAACCCCTTACGTGATGGTCCGTTTCCAATACAATAGGCATTGCCTCGAGGGACAGCCTTGACCTTATCCTCGTAATAGGCAGTCTCCTGTATCCTTTGGCCTTTCCTAATTATAGTGTTTATAACAACGGTCTCGCCTGTATAAGGTGTCCACTGGATTGGTTCTATAATATTCTTCCGTCCTATGTTTACAACTTTCATTTGATGTATTTCTCCTCAAGTCTCTTTTTTATACGGGTCCATGGCAGTCCCGCTTCAATTTCTTCCTTAAACCATTCAGTGTATGCAAGTTGGTTAGCCCATGAAAATCTATTGGGCATGGCAGGCGTGTTGATATCTACCAGTTTGGTGTTACCCACATCATAACACAGACTAGATTCAGAAACGAAGACAGGAATTCCTTTGATCACTGCTTCCATGGCCGGGTTGGAACTGTGGTTGACCACAGCCCATGTCCTTTCTAAAGTTCTTTTAAAATCTGTATCATCATACGTCCTTAAATCTCTCTTAGGCATTCTGATTTTAACATTATCAAATTTTTTTGGATCAAATGATATCTGATTCCTAGGATGAGGTCTAACCAGTATCGGTCTTGTGGTGTATTTCCTTATCTCGGTTATTTGTTGTACAATCCAATTTTCCATTCTAGGAAGTCCCTTCCACTGTTCTGATGCATCATGCTGTCCACATATCACAATAATATCGCCTGTGGGATTCCAAGGTTGGAGGTTGTGCTTAAACAAAGGCCATCTTTTGTCGTCGTAATCTTGATTGGCAAAGTCAGCATCTCTGTTAATACCATTGATACCAATCTTGAAACTTTGGTTCCTACGCAATCCTCCAACCTCTAAAACAATTACTGGCTTACCTTTGTTTCTATATTCTCTCCAGATTCTATGATATTGTTCCATCCTGCCCCGCCATAACACACTCCATATTACTGCCACATCAGCGTTGGCCGACTTGTTTAGATATACGGTCTCGTTAGCATCTTGTAAACTTTTTAGGAAAGCATCAAAGATGGGTTTTGAGTTTTGTGGTCCATAATCTGTCCATACTTCTAGCCTCATAGTGTGGGTGGTACTTTCTTCCAGTATTCAACCGTGTATATGTCAGCAGGTCCTTTTGGATTTACTCGGAGATCGTTTTTAGCAGATGTTCCTAATTTTTTTCTTTTGCCTTTGAGGTGATCCATGTAGAGTCCTAGTTCGCTATTAACGAATACATGATGTCCTTTGACCCCTTTCCAGTATCCTATGTCGTTGACTGCAATGCTTTTTTCTTTCCTGTAAATCTTTGATAGGTGCCAAAATACGTAACTGTCATGCCATTCCAACAGTTTGAAAACTTCATCTGTTACATACAGATTCTCCCAGTCATTTACGAAATTCTGTATCTCAGGATGACGCATGTTGTATCCAACGAAACCACATTCTGGGTATTTGCCACCGTCGTTGAGTTTTGGATTTTCACGACCTAGGTATGTAAGCATGGTGTTTTTGGGCAATAATTTTTTAAAAAAGTCCATAGGCACTGGTCTGAAAGTGAATGTATCTCCGTCTATCCATACAACGTAGTCGTACTCCCTGGAATTACGCACAGCGTTTACTACACAGAATACTTTGTTTGCAAACCTCACAGCGGCCCAAAGGAATGATCCTTTGTTCTTGTCCATGCCGCCCTTGGTCTGCAGATCTGCGGGACGTCGCACCCCGCCCGGTATTTCCTGTAACTCTCCGTTCGCAACAGGATCGTCCTTGTGTTTGTCTTTGAATTTGACAAGCTCTGGTTCGGCAGAGTTGAGATCTATCCACGTTACCCTGTCGTATCTGCATTCAGGTTTGGGTTCTTCGGCGTATACAACAATGTCAACTTCTTTTGGAAATTGTTCAGCCATGGACTCTATTCCCTTCTTGCCGTACTGTTCCCAACAGCCTGGCTTGTATGAGGTGATCACTTTAATTTTCATGTATCCTGCTATTTAAATTCTTAAGTCCTGGCCAGTTTAATAAAATGTTTTGTTGGTCTTTTGGTAATTCGTTGATGTAGTTGGACCCACCCTTCCTGAAAAATTTTAGATTGTCAGGAATATCGGCTTTGTTCTTCTCCTGCATCTTTGCGAAAGTGGTTTGTGCTCGCGCATATTTGTATGCTTCATCATTATAACTTCCAAACACGAATTCTATCAGTATCTTCCAATACGAGTCCTGTTTCTTAAGATCCTCATATCTCACTTTCAACTTCCTGCCTTGATGTTGTTGGTAATGATCCAGCTGTATGTTCATGAAATTGATTATGATATTGAGACCCCACTGCTTGTCGTGAGCGAAATCAATTATACTATCATGGTGCGGGGGAGTGAAATTCTTGTATGGCACACTCTGTAAGTATGGCCAATAACTGAACAAAACATCTAACGGATCCCTGTACAAGTATACGATGTTCTGTTTCTTCATTTCCTCGAGGAAGATGAACTTTTTATTTTCTTGTATTCTAAAATATTCATCCCATGGTATGTGCCCTGTGGTGCTCATGTAGTCGTGCCTGAAAAGTATCCTTGGTATGCCCGGTCTTGGTCTGTCAACCCATTTGCTGAATTCCACATTGTATTTCTTTGCCATGTAATGGCCAAACAAGTGCTTCATCCAAGTCCTACCGCACCTAGGAAAACTCAATATTAGGTTAGGTATGTTGTCGTATTGATTTTTAAGTACACCTATCCTCCTATGCATAACCCAACTTCTCTTTAAATCTTTTGAACACTGTGCCATTCCGAATCTCATCAGTTGTCCATTGTTTGTATCCAATGTCGTTGACCCACTGTGTCCTGTCTGGATACTCGGGTGTCTCTATGTTGTTGAGGTCTTTGTTCGCTACAGGCCAACAAAGTGCAAGATTTGATGTACAAAAAGTGGGTATTCCACGAACACAAGAGTCGACGCTGGCAGTGGAGTTGTGAGTAACAACAGCATGGCAGTTAGATATTACCTCCTGGAAATTGAATCTGTAATACTTTTTCTCGTCGCCTACCCAATGTGATTTGCCCTCCAGCAGTTCGCAGTCCTCCGGAAATTCATTTTTACGTTTTATCATCTGTGCCATGTGATTTGGATGTGGCCTTATGAGGAACTTTCTACCGGTGGCAGGCCTCAGTTTTTCATACACATCCATGAACCAATCTATGGGATCTAGTTCGTCCATGCTCCAGTTGTCTTTGGGTTGTAGCACAAACAGTATGGGATCGTCTTGGTCGGACTTGCGCCATGGTTCATGTTTTACGTTCCATAGTTCCTTCATCATTTCCCAACGATCATTGGGACTGTTGTCGCTGAGGAAGTCGCCGTTGTTCATCGGTGAATACAGACTAACACGCCAGTGGTGTTTGGGGTGTGTTATTGTGTTACCAAAGCTCGATAGGATACCCCCGTCGAATGTTATGATGTGTATGCCTTTCTTCTTGGCACGTTCCACTAGATCCCTCCTACGTCCCTTGGTGTGGTGTGTTTGGTTCTTACCCCCGTACCCAAACATGCATCCTATGGGTGCGTGTGGTTCCATTTCGTTTTCCCGCCATTCACCTTCCATTTTCTCGTTGACCATTATGGGATTATCTCCACAAGCACGGATTCCTTCTGCCATGTGTTGTAGCAGTTGAAAACTAGCCCCCCTTTTCCTGTCCTTAACTGTCCTTCTAAATATTTCAACGTCCATCGATTAACCTCTTTGCTGTGCCCTCGCTCATCTCCTTGGCAGTGAACTGTCCGTATGCCAGGCTGTAGAACAAAGGACGTGGGTCCTCATATCTAGGCGATTCTATCTTAGATACATCAGATTCTGCTATTGGGTAAGCACAGTTATTCTCATCCGTGAACACAGGTACTCCATTGGCTAGAGCTTTTATTGTTATAGAACTATTGAAGGTCACCACAGCATGGATTTCCCGCCAGTCTATTTGTTCTTTGGGCACGCTAGTCTTATTCTCACCTGTGCGCATCTCTCCATTGGCGTCAAGGTACACCTCTGGATTGTAAGGTTTGTCTCTGACTATTATCTCTCGGTCGGTGTTGTCTTTCAACTTGTTGATTGTTCGCGACAACCAATCCTTGCATTTGAAGAAAGTGCTGATTGATGATGTGGGAGGGCACACCATTATCTTCTTGCCCGATCGATGATAGGGTTTTATATCAAAAGGGAACGTTGCTTTGAAACGATCATCCGGCCTGTCTTCTATTGTGTTTTTAACGTGTCCGTTCTTTACAATACGTAGAAAATATGGCTCCTGTCTGCTTATGCCCCAGTATGGTCTATCCATATAATAGAAATTAATATTATTCTTAACACAGTGTTCGTACACTAGATTGGTGCCTCTTAATATTCCAAATAACCAAATTTCCTGTGCATCATCGCGTTGTAAAACTTTGTTGTAGGGTAATATTTTTGAACCTATCATACCTTTATGCGCAAACTTGATGTATTTTTCAGTTAAGTCTCTGTGTGTTTGGCTTAGATAAATCATGATTTGTATTATATAATATTTCCCTATATGTGTCTAATTAAATCGGCCACGTCCACTTCAAAATTTATGAGATCATTAAATCTTTTCACACCAATTGGTTTTTCACCCTGTATCTTTATAGGCACGGTCTTTGCTAGGTACAGTTCGTGGATCAATCCCAGTTGGTAAGACAACACGGGATACACTTTCTTTTTAATCATGTTTGGATCCTGTATCTCAATCACTTTCGTACCTGGTTCGCACCAGAGTAGGTTAGTCAGTCCTGCACCGTGTGTTGATACCACGTGAGATGCTTCGGAGAAACATCTTACCTGTTCTTTGATTGATAAATTTTCCAAAGTCACTGTCTCCCAGCCTTTGAGAGCTATGAGTAACTTTTCTGCATTCAGCAGTTTCCTGGTTTTGGCATCTTCACGAGAGATAAAGATCTTCCTCTTTCTCTCTGATCCGACCTTAAGTATGTTCTTGAACACCCTGAGCCATGGTGCCAGGTGAGGCGTGATCACTCCGTCGTTGTGATTGCTGAGGCTGGGCACAATCAGGTGTTTGAACTGCCAGGTCTCATCTTTGGGCATCACCATGTACTTGAGTTCTGAGAAGAATTCCTTTGCCACTTTGTCAAAGTACTTGCTGGGATTTGAAAGCACAAACACATACTTGGCGAAGTTTGTCGACCACCTCTTCTCGATCAATCGGAACTTGGAAATCACATCCATCCATATGTGCCATGGGTTATTGGCGCTGTCCTCGTCTATGGGTAGCCACACATAGGTGTAGGTCTCGTTGAACTGTCTGGCCACCGGCGGCAAGTCGATCTCCACATGATCACCCCATTTCTTCCATAGTCCGTGTGTTTTATCGGGTTTGTTCCTGCTCTTGTGTGTGAGATTCCATACATGATTGGTGATCAGATGATCCTCGTTGGTCAGCAACAATGGGCAACTGTGTGTCTTACAGTCAAAGAATTCTGCCATGAAAGTGGGCAACGACTTGAAGTTTGCATCCACATCTTTATGGTAATTGACCGAGTACTCGTATCCACTATCGATTGTTGGGAACCTATTGAGGAAATATTTCAAAGAATTGATATTCTTAACCGTTGGCATACGAATAATTATACTGTAAAATAGACTATGATGCGATTATTTTCCAACGGGTGTAGTTTCCTAGTCACCCGTCCTAAGGACGGTGTGGACACATTCACGACCAAGATACTGGCAGAACAATACAATCTGGAGTTATGTAATCTCGCCCTAGGAGGTAGGGGCAATGACAGGATTAGTTTCACCACTAAACTATGGTTTGAAAAAAATAATTTTACAGATGTGTTCGCAGTGATAGGGTGGTCAAGTGCTTTACGTAATGACTACATTTCATCAGATATGTGGAAAGTAGATAAGGTAAGCGATCAAAACATTTCATGGCGTTCTTATAATTTTTGTAATTTACCAGAAAAATTTATCCGAAAGATAAAACATTTAGATGTTGAAAAAACAGCATCTATGAAATGGATTGATAACATCATTGATCTGCAGAATTTTTTCCATTTGAAAAAAATACCATACGTGATGTATAATTCGCTTCCACCTTTTCTAAACGAGGCAGATGCCGATTTTGGCGTGTTATATGAAAAAATAGACCAAACCAGGTTTTTCAAAACACGATCCAGTCATTATGAATTCATCGTGGAGAATAAACACATAGTGAGCCCAAACGATCCACACCCTTCTACTGAAGGACATAAACTATGGACAAAACAATTAAAAGAGTTTATAGATGCTGACAATCTACGCACCATTTAGTAATAAAAAAAGTAAGGCTTGGGAAGTATTCACCGGCGTAGAAGAATCATGGCCCGATCAGATAAGAAAACTAGATAATGCCAAGGAGATCGAGCCCGTGAGTAATAGTATGTTCTGGGGATTCGTGCACAACAACAGGCAAATGGTCAAGAAATTAGAGGCACGTAATCACCAGTACTGGTTCACCGACACTCCCTACTTTGGCAGGTTTGATAATAATAATCTACGTCCGGACAATCACTATTGGAGGATATGCAGAAATTCAATACACGCCTCCTACATAAAAGACTGCAAGTCAGATCGTTTTGAAAAATTTGGAATCAAAATAAAAGCACCGTCGTTTGCTGGGAAATACGTTTTAGTTTGTCCCAGTTCCTCTAGCATCAATAATTACATAGATCAACCTAACTGGACCAAAGATATAGTGGAACAGATAAAAAGGTACACAGATCGACCGATCAAACTTCGACACAAGCCTAGGGGCAGGGGTACGTCAGGACCTAGCGAGGCCAAGGTACCCCTATCCGAGGATCTCAAAGACGCTTGGTGTATGGTGACCAGTTGTAGCATAGCGGCAGTGGAGGCCGTGTGTGAAGGCATACCTGTGTTCTGTCACGAAAAGAGTTTTGCCACTGACGTGGGCAACATAGAACTTTCTGACATCGAAAATCCCTACTACGGTGGTCCCGAACCATGGTTGTACAGTCTGGCTTACCAACAGTTCACACCCGAAGAGTTTGCGGATGGAACTGCTGTAGAAATACTGATGGACAAAGGAATATTATGAAGATAGAGAAAGTGAATGGTTTTTGGGTGCCAAGTAATGATGTACACATAGAAGATTGGAGAGCGGGAAACCCATTCACGCAAAACAAATGTCTTGTAAAGTTTCTCGAATATTGTAAGACACAAAATAAAAAATTTAGGACAGTAATAGACATTGGTGCTTGGTGCGGAACATGGGCAAAAGAATTGGAACCTTTTGCTAAAAAAGTCATTGCTTTTGAACCAGACAGAGTACACTTCGAATGTCTAGAAAAAAATTGTACAATAAATTGTGTCTGTAGGAACGAAGCAGTGGGATCCGTGTTGGGTAAGGTCTCATTGACCGAGGACAATTTTACACAGGCCAAACGCGTCGTGGACAGTAGGGGGAACATAAGGATGGTCACCATAGACAGTTTTGATTACAAGGACGTTGATCTGATCAAGATAGATGTTGAAGGGTATGAGTTGGAAGTCCTAAAAGGTGCTGACAAAACTTTAAAAAACACTCAATATCTAATGATCGAGTTGAATAACAACACCAAGAAGTATGGTAGCAGTAATTATGATGTTGAGAAATATATAAAAGATCGAGGATTCAAACTATTGATAGACCATTGGCCTGACAAAGTTTTCTATCGTGTATAAAACAAATTAAATATCAAAAATGAAAATCTTTATTACAGGTGTGGCAGGATTTCTCGGATCGCATTTAGCAGATCTTATGTTGTCACAAGGTCACAGTGTTGCAGGTAATGACAACATGATAGGTGGATACACAGACAACGTGCCACAGGATGTTGAGTTCCATCAAGTGGACTGCTGTGATTTAGAAAATCTCACAAAAGCCATGAAAGGTTGCGACATTGTTTATCACACGGCCGCCACGGCTTACGAAGGACTATCTGTGTTTTCGCCTGTGCTTGTGACCAGGAATATTTTTGAAGCATCTGTGACAACCATCACAGCGGCCATAAGGAACAAGGTCAAACGTATCGTTTATTGCTCTAGTATGGCAAGGTATGGACACCACGATAAAATTCCTTACAAGGAAACTTACGAATGTAGACCGCAGGATCCGTACGGCATAGCCAAGAAAGCCGGTGAGGACGTGCTGAGGAATCTTTGTGAGACACACGGTATAGAGTATGTCATAGCCGTACCACACAACATCGTTGGGCCCAGACAGAAATACGACGACCCTTTCAGGAATGTCATGTCCATAATGTTGAACAGGATGTTACAGGGAAAGCAACCTATAGTGTACGGCGATGGAGAACAGAAACGTTGCTTCAGTTACATAGACGATTGTTTGTACTGTCTCAATGCTCTCGCATTCCAAGATAATGTGGTGGGAGAGGTTATAAACATAGGTCCAGACGAAGAACCAGTGACCATCAATGAACTGGCCGAAGCCTGTGCCAACGAAACCGGAGTCAATCTCGATCCAATACACCACAAGGATAGACCGCAAGAGGTCAAACTAGCGACCTGTTCGTCGGACAAGGCCAGGAAGTTGTTGGGGTATAAGACTTCCACCAATATGAGGCAGGCCGTGAAGAAGACCGCTGAGTACATCAGGACACGCGGTACTAAAAAGTTCCAATACCACTTGCCATTGGAAATAGTTAACGAGCACACCCCAGAAACCTGGAAGAACAAATTGATATGATATCATTCTGTTGTCCTTCTCGAGGAAGGCCAGAATTGGCCAAACGTTTGATAGACTCAGCAACGTCTAATCAACAACACGATACTGAATTTCTGTTCTATCTCAATGATGACGATCCCACGCTAGGACAATACAAGGACATCTTGGATAAAAAACATTACGTAGTGGGTCCGAATCAATCTACCTGCTACAGTTGGAATCTCATGTGTGATCGGGCCAAAAACGACATAGTGATGCTGATGGGAGATGACGTACAAGTTAACACCAAGCACTGGGATCAACTTATCATAGAACAGTTTGAAAAATACAAAGATAGAATTCTAATGGTGGTGCCCACTGATGGCAGGAACAAAGGATCAAAAAATCTCGGAAGTGAAGTGAAACTATGGCCTGATAAACCTCTGCCGGCCGCACATTTTGCCGTGCATAAAAATTGGACAAAAACTTTAGGATATCTCGCTCCTGTTTACTTTTGGCACTGGCACGTTGACTCCTACACACAAAAGGTCGCTAGGAAACTGAATAGGTGTCTGTACCTTCCCACGGTAGAGTTCAAAGCAAAAAAAATAATGAATGATAATGCCGGCAAACAAATCAGGAAAAATCTAAATATTGCAGAAAGAGATCAATACGTATGGCAAAAGGTCAGGGATAGACATCTAGAAGCAGACGTGCAGGCATTGAAATCATTTATTGAATCTTTCTAATATACCTTGCCAGACAGCATTCGATAGGTCCAACTGTATGAAAGGTCTGCGTATGTATTCGTCCTTCTTATCTATGATTTTGATATCTTTGGATTTCGTGATTAAAAAACTATTTGGCTGATATTTGATCTTTTTATCTCTCAGCAGGATGTCCTCACCACCACTCCGATCATTCCTGTCCTTGAAAAACCACACACATATTATCTCTCTGTTGGTATCTATGTCTCTGATGTCATCACATAACTGGAATCCTGTCTTGTATTTTTGATCAAACTCTTGCCACACTTGGTGTGTGAGATTGTTTTGATTCTCGTACAACTTATCGTAATCTTTGATGTCGTACACTGTCGATGTGTAGACATGTTCCACGGGCTCCTTGAAAAAATGATTGGCTTTTAGTTTCTCCCAGTTCATTATGCCGAGAACAGATTGATTACTTCTTTCTTCCAGTCATCGGCGTACTCACAATCTCGATAACCATCAAACCACGGGCCTCCCTCGGTGTAGTGAAGTATCTTGGGTTTGCCGTCCCTAGGTTCCTTGTACCAACCCACCAACCAGTTGTACTCATGTGGCAATGATCCTATCTCCGAATCTTCCAACCATGAGAACCTGTGCAGGAATTTTGGTGTCTGTTTATTGAGGAACTCGGGGGTCAGTATCTTGTTCTTCTCATGGGCACAGTTCCACAACACCATGCTACTCCAGTTCTTCCTAGGGTATGCTGTTTGTATCTGACCGTCCATCTTGATTGATCCTTCTTCAGGTGTGTAGTCATGCTGAACACATACTACTGCTTTTGAATCATCACAGTATTTTTCTAGTTCTTTGGCAGGCACTTTCCATAAAAAATCACAGTCACAGAACACCGCCCAGCCATTGTAGTTGTTGAGATAAGGTACGAAAAATCTTGTGAATGTGAATTCCGTTGTGGCCAGTTTGTCTATGTCTCTGGTGTAGATACCTTGTTGGCGCATCTCGTTTTGCTTCAACGGGTACACTTCTGATTGTGGATCTCTGCGTTTGATGGAATGTTCACAAACCTGATAAGATATGTCTTCTCTAGAATCCCAACCTACGTAAACTCTCATTTTTTTCCTGATACTATTTGGTGTATGTCTTTCCAATTACTTACACGTATAATGCCAGGATGCTCAAAGTCTTGATTGTATGGGTGGTCGATTAATATGGGTTTTAAACCGTATTTGAGCCCGGCTACAGCGTTATGAGGCTTGTCCTCGACCCAATACAGCCCGGTGTTGTGGAACTCCGCTAATGCTGAATCTTTGTCGGCACCCGTGCCCAGTATATGGTAATTTGTAAAAATATGCTCGCCAAAAAGTTCTCCTAATCTTCTCTTACGTAACTGTTGTGCTGGTATGTCAGATGTTTGTGATGTAATAGGTATAAAGGTCCAACCTTCCGCGGCCAACAGTTTGACCCACGTCTGTGATTCGAGCATCGGCCTCTGTGTGCCCATCCAAGCACTCCTGTTGAACTCTCGTATATGCTTTCTAATTTCATCTTTTGTGACACCGAAACGTTCTGCCATTTCATAGGTGTCTTGTTTATCTGGTATTAAGTTGTATGGATGATACCTAACTCCCCTTTCGTCAAACAATGTTTTCTGCAACATCCATTTGGTGAAATGATGCTCCCATTCTAACAGGACCCCGTCAACGTCTGTGAGTATGATTCTATTTGATATCGGCATCTTCCATTCCCGCTACTCTCAGTTTCACGATGTTGGTTATCTGCCATTGTTTTTGATCTAGTCCTTTGGTTATACCTAACCATTGGTTTCTTAGTAGTGCAAAGTCGTTTACGATTTTAGTAAGGTCCACGACATCGTCCTCACCGTCCACGTATTTTTCTGCATCACGACTTGAAAGTGCTCTGTTATAATTTTCTAAGAATTTTCTGAAAGTTTTTGATCTGAGACGTCTTAGCTCTATGTTAAGATATTCCAGTATGGCTTCTAACTGTTGTAGTTGTCCAAACCTTTCTTCAACTATTCCAGGTAGTGCCGCTGATGCTCGTTCCAAATTGCCGTAGATCTTACACTGCTTCCTGGCTTCTAACAATTCCTTGTCAAAGTATGCCACACAGTCTGGTATTTTTGATAAACTCCTACTTACTTCACTATACCAATTAATCATCATCATACCTGTCGTCGTACGGCTCGTCTTCGTCCTCGTCTTCAAACACGGTGTTGATTGCTTCTTCAAGTTTAGGATCAAACTCTCCTGATGCTTTTATCTCGTCCGCTTCAACCCCAATGTCCTCAAGACTCTTGATGAAGTCTATGGCCGCATCCAGTTTTGATCTCTCTGGTACATAGTGTGATATCGAACTCCAAAGACGTTCTATGTCTTCGTGTGTGAAATCAATCATTATTCTTCAGTTTCCTCTTCTTTTGGTTCAGTTTTCTTTGCTTTTGCTTTTGGTTCCTCTGATGCTGGCTCTTCTTTTTGTTCTGTGCTTTCCTTGAAGTTGGCCATTATCATATCTAATTTATCACCTGTCCATGCTTTCCTGAAGTCGATGTGTTCCTTGCCTTGGGGATCAACATACTTCAGTCTGTTTCCGGTCTGTACCAATATGCCCTTCTTCTCGAATAGGTCAACTAGCCCACTATAGGGATCCATGCCCGTGTCGTATGGTATCTTGACCTGTACGCCTTCAAAAGGTTTAGCATATCTGGTCTTCATGACCTTACAAGCCGCCCTGATTCCCCTTACTTCAGAAATCTTGTTGCCCTTCTCGTCTTCCTTGAGTTTCAGTTTTTTCATTGCTATCACTATGGAACTAGCATATATGAATCCCTGTCCGCCTGATATCTTGTCATCTGGATCGAACATGTCCTGTGATGCGTATGTGTGGTTGGTTGCTATCAATCCAACGTTCCAACTACCAAACATGTTTACACAGTTCCTCACAAGTGCTGTCAGTGCCTTGGGTTTCCTACCTAGGTCGCCCTTCATGTCTCCCGCTTCGAATTGGTTTACGTCTGTTGGTGTAAGCATCATGCCCAAACTGTCTATCACGAACAGGACTTTGGGAGCGCCTTCTTTGTTGTCGGCGTGTTGCTCCTTGTAGCCTTTCATGAATTCGGATATGGTCTTGGCCACATCGTCCACCATTGACATGCTCAGTTTCAGGAGTTTTTCTTCCGATGTGTCAACGCCCAGTGCCTGTAACCATGTCTCATCAAGTGCGTTTTCTGTGTCTATAAGGATCACGAATATGCCCTGTGCCTGAGCGTTCTTGATTATGTTTCCTGATGCTATGTATGATTTACCTGCTCCAGACTCGCCTGCTAGTACAGTCACTTTGCCCAATGGGATACCTTTGTTGAAATCACTGGTCATCAAATAGTTGAGAGCATAGTTGCCTGTGGATATCCAATCTGTGGGATCACTGAAACCTATGCCCAGTCCCTGTATTGATTTTGTTATACTCTTTCTAAATTTCGTTGCGTCAAACACTTTTGTCATTGTTATCGTCCTATAGTAAGATCCAAATGATCACTAACACAACCAACACCCATGCCGGTACCTGCTTGTACAAGATCCATTCGATCGCTTTCTTAATATTGTTCATGCTCTTATTATATTACACAAGGCCCACACAGTCAATGCCTGGGCCTTGGTAAAATGTCAGATTATTTTGCTTGTCTTGATCTGATCAGTTTCAGTATGTCTTCCGCCCTCTTGGCACTGTCGCCCGCGGGTGCCGCCGTTGCCGGTGCCGCCTCTGGTTGTGGTGCTGGTGCTGGTTGACTCACTGCTGGAGCAGGTTCAGATGCAGTTGCCGTTGTGGTCGCTGGTGCTTCCGCAACAGGTGTCTGTGGTTTCGTGTAAGCCACGCCCGCTGGTCTGAAGTACTGTCCGTACTGTTCGAGATCATAAGCCTCACCTTCAACAGATTTCTCAAATAATTCCTTGATTATTTTGACCTCTGCCTCGGTTGGCTCTTTTGGTCTGAAGTCACCCAGGTTGTGTAACCCGTGTGTGTCGATCGCGGCTCTCTCTGCCTCGTCCAACGCTCTTTCTCTTCTTGACCATTTTGATGTTGAGTAGTCAGCGTAACCACCTTTTGTGGTCTTGGTAATCCTGAAGTCAACACCCTTCACGTAGTCAGTTGGCATTTCTTCCATCTCTGGATCCATAAGTGCCCCTCTGATTATGTTGAAGATCTGAGGTCCACTA